GTATTTTTAAGGCTATTTTTTATATATACTTGAAATATATTAAAAAGTATGATAGCGTTATATAATTTACGCTGATGTCTATATAAGGAGGGTGAGTCTCATCAGCGCACCCTCTCTATATGGGAAATAGAATAGAGTTTATTGCAGAGATTAAAGAGGTTAAACAAACCAAACCGCAACTTGATAACATCTATTCTTTTAGGGTAATAACAGATGATAGCGGAATTATGGATTTGGGAAAATTACCGGCTGATAAAGTAGTTAAAGTAATAGTAGAATATGGAAGAAATATATAAAACAATATCAAAGGAAAACAAAGTATCTTGGGGAGAACTGTCAACAGATCAGAAGAATTGTATATTAAGCCTTGCGTTAAGTCAGAATCCTACACAAGCATCTCAGACATGGAGAAAAATCACGAAGTATAAGGATTATAAGTTCTGGATGACATATAGAACAGTTAAAGATATATGGAAAGAGGTAATAGGCGGGGTGCCAACGGATGCGTTAAGAATGTTGCAGGGTGGGTCTGTCGCTGCTGCACAAGAGCTAGTTGAAGAAGTAAAACACAAAGACGTAAAAATACGAAACAAAGCAAGTAATGACATTTTGGAAAAAGTATTGCCTAAAAATCCACAGGTAATGCAACAGATAAACGTAGGAGGAAACGAAAAAAACACTATAGTATTTATGAACTTCAAACATGAAACAGAAAGTAAATGAGGTATATAAACCCTTATTTATTGATAAGTCAAGATACTTTATTCTTATGGGTGGGAGAGGCGGAGGGAGGTCAACAGTTGCCTCACAACTCGCCCTAGCAAAACTCATGGCTGATGATTACTTCAGATGTGCCATAATGCGATATATTTTGGGAGATATCCGTAATTCAATATATAGAGAGATTATTGATCGTGCAGAAGAGAATGAGGTTGAAACCCAATTACAAATAAATGATACCTTAATGAAGATTGAGTACAAAGCAAATAGTATCAACGCAGTTGGGTTTAGAAAGTCGTCAGGAGATCAGAAAGCAAAGCTAAAATCATTAGCGTCATATAACTACGTTATTATTGAAGAGGCTGATGAAATACCAGAAGAGGACTTTATGCAACTTGATGACTCACTTCGTACTATAAAAGGTGATATAAAGATTATTTTTCTTCTTAATCCCCCGGCAAAAACACATTGGATTATACAGAGATGGATGAAACTAACAGATAGCGAAGAAAAAGGATACTATAACTTTCAGTTAAAAGATGGAATTGCCGATACTACTCTTATAAACACAAATTATAAAGATAACATTGTAAATATAGCTCCGCAAAGTGTAATAAAGTATGAAGAATACCGTATTACAAAACCATCTCACTATTGGAATGTTGTGTGTGGTTTAGTTGCTGAAATTGTACAGGGTAAGATATTTAATAATTGGCAAGTTATTGACTCTGTCCCACACGAAGCACGACTTGAAAGAAGAGGGCTTGATTTTGGCTATACAAACGATCCTACAACGCTTATAGCAATATATTACTATAACGGAGGGTATATTCTTGATGAGGAGATGTATCAACGGGGAATGAGTAATAAACTAATTGCCGATACAATTCTTAATCAAAAACAACCGCAGACAATAGTAATAGCCGATTCAGCAGAGCCGAAAAGTATTGACGAGATAAAACTATATGGCGTTAATATAGTTGCATCAAACAAAGGTTCGGGAAGTGTTAATCAGGGGATACAGTATGTTAAGGATCAAAAGATAAGCGTAACAAGAAGGAGTATTCATTTATTAAAAGAATATGATAATTACGCATGGAAAATTGATAAAGAAACAGGTAATCCTCTTAATGAACCAGAGGAGGGCTGGGATCACTGTGTTGATGCAGTAAGATATGGAATGGAGAGTTTAAGACCGACAGATGAGGATGATGACTTTCCAGAGAACGATTTATTTGATAAAAAAACGGGTTTATATTTATGACTTTTCAAGACAAAATTAAAGAATCAAATATTGAGGCACATATTGATATAGATCGGGGTATTGATATAGTTGTAAACGGTTTATATCATTTTGAGATTAGAGTTCAAAAGGGACAAATTATAGATTATGTCATGCGAGAATATGTGGAGTACCGCAGGAATGACAAAACAAAAGGCGCTCTTTCACGCCATAGTGGAAAGAGAGGCTGATTCATTGAGTTTTGGATCAGTTTCATTTGATGTATTGATAAAAGACGGTCAGCCGGTTATAGAAACATTAAAAATTACCCGTGCTAAGCGGGTTAAGTACAACAATGATAAACAAACACAATCAGGTTGTCTGCGACCAAACCAGTATCATATTAAATGATGGAGTTACCCTATATCCCGGACACATTGAGATAAAGAATGGGTATTTGATACGCTACGACAGTAACGATCCTAAGAATAAAGAAGCAAAACGTAAGCCATATATACTGCATAACAGAGTTGAATATATATATGAAGCGGTAAAAGAGCCTTGTAATGATACAAGACTGGAGAATAAGCATTTTTTAAGCAAAAAGGCAATGAATGAATATATAAAATCGATTGACAATGGAAAATAATCTGTTATAGTAATAGGTAGTTTGAGGCCGTGAGTACAGAATAAGTACTTGAGCCGGAATCAATCATATATTAGTGATTGGCTCCGGCTTTTTTTATGGCCTAAAATATATATGTCAAAACTACAAGACCTAATACAAACTCGGTATGACGCAGCCGATACCTATTTATCCACAAAAAGAGCGTTATGGGAGGAAGTTGAGGATTTATTTGATGGTAATTTAGAAGATAGGTTATCAAACACAACAAAATCAAGGGTGTTTGATCATAAGATCTCTACTTATATTCTTGAATCAGAAGCAAGGGTAATGGCACAGGTTCCAACAGGTAAAGTAAAGGCAATATCACGAAATGATGAGGTAACTGCAAAGCTTATGAATTTAATGCTTGATAAATATATCGTTCCAAATGCTAATGCTCAGTTTCCTTTTTTAGTAAAGCTGAGACTTCTTCACAGACTTTCTAAAATATATGGAACTTCATTCTATATGGTTGACTGGGACGTAAAACGAAACGGATATGTAGGTCCTGATATGTACCTTCTTAATATATGGAATATCTTTCCGCAGGTTGGGCCATTATCACTTGAGGACTCGGATTATATTATCGTTAGAACTTTCAGACCGATGTCATGGTTTGAAGGATTAAAGAAAAAAGACGGGTTTGAAAACATAGATGCTGTAATAAAAAAACTAAAAGATAAATCTTCAGATAAAACAAATGACACCGAGAAAACAAAACGGGAACAGAACGAATACCCGGACAAAGAAGGAGAGAAGGGTGTTGGTCCCTATGAGGTTATATCCATGTATGAGCGGGATAGATGGGTTGATGCAGTACCTTCTGCCGAGTTTCAGTTTATAAGGGACAGAAAAAATCCAAACAAAGATGGGGAGTTCCCGATTGGGTGTAAATATGCTATTCCAAGAGACGATGACTTTATGGGAATGGGAGATGCAGAGCGGGGTAAATCTATGCAGTATGTAATCAATTCCTCTTGGAACTTGGGGTTAGATAGTGCAAAGATGTCAATCTTTCCTCCTGTTGTATTCAATAAAGATATTATCGTCAAATCTTCGATTAAACGAGTTGCTGGAGCAAACTGGTTAGCACGGGGAAACGTCGATCAGGCAGCAAGAGCAATAAATCTTTCTCCACAAGGAATACAGACACTACAGGCAGTGTATAACCTTGCAAACGCATCACTACTTAATCATTTCGGTACAACCGATACAACCGTTTCAAGTAATGTGGATACCACCTTTGGTAAAACTCCTGAGGCATTAAGGCAACAAAACGCAAGGGAAAATGCAAGGGATGCATGGGACAGGTTCTATATTGAACTCGCAGTAACAGATATATTCAAAAAGATGGTTAATCTTATGAGCAACCGTCAGCAGGGTAAGGTTGCAGTGCGCATGTTTAATGAGGAAATAACAAAACTTATAAACCAATATCCCGAACTTGCAGATCAATGGGATGAGAAAAAGGGAGTATTGAAGATTGACAGAAAGAAAACAGGATCAGTACTTTATGATTATGAAATTGTGTCGGGTTCTTCTTACCAGCTTGATGAGTCGAAACAACAACAAAACCTTCTTATGTTATTGGAGCTTTTAATGAAGTATCCGCAACTTTTACAAATCATGCAACAGCAAGAGGGTACACAGTTTAGGTTTACCGAGCTTCTTACCCGTCTTGTGTCAAAGATGGGAATAAGCGATTGGGATAAAATTATGATAACACAAGACACTACTTCTCCCGGAGCGCAAGAGGATGATGCAATACTTCAGGATCATCAAAATCAGTTCTTGCAGGCAGTACGGCAAATGTCATCTGATATGGGGGAAATTCCACCACAACCACAACAGGGATTACCAGTTCAACCCAGTTCAACAAGGACCAAATGAGCAAGCCGTCGGCTATTAAACCAACATTTTACGATAACATCCGTTCTTTATATGTACGTCCTGACGCTGAGAAGGCAAAAAAAGCGGGAGTTGATGAGGATGAGAAGTTTATTCACGATCTTCGGGATACAAACGGATGGAATGCACTAAAGAAACATATTGAAGAATTAAAAACGGGACTTGATGAACAAATGAGGGGGGCGGTTGAAACGGGTATGGGTGAGGATGAAATAGGTAAACGGGCAGTAGTGTTAGTACTAGGAAAGGGCTTACTTGACAGTATTATTAACAAAGTTGAAGATTCTTACGAATCAGTCGAGGAAGCTATACATGGAGAATCAAAATGAAAATGAGAAACATAAAGAACAGGAAGTTGAACAGGAAGCTGAAGAGTATGAAGTATTAAAGAAAGATTATGAGTTTATTGCACCTTCACAACACGAATGGAGGCAACGAGGACCATATTTGGTATGTGTAAGCTGTGAGCTTCAACACGCTGTATATATAGGAATGGAACGAATACTTATCGGTAAGGACGAGGAGGGAAAACCGATATTAAAAAATAGGAAAGACGTATTAAGTAAAGGTTAGGATTTAACCTGATCAGTTTAAGTCCTGACGGATGGCTTACCTACGTTAAAAGGTATGTTTATAAGTTCTAAAACCATTATGGTTAATGAACAACAGGCGGTAAAAGACGCTGAAGCTGAAAGCGTTACTGAGTCGCCAACAGTAGAAAAGACAGCACCGGAAGTCAAGACGGAAGCTCCTGAATCCAAGCCGATCAGCGAGGGTAAAGGAGATGAAGTTAAGACAGAAGGTAAAGCGATGGGCGCAACTAAGCGCATTCACGAGTTAGTGGATGAAAAAAAGCGCTTGAGTAGAGAGGTCCAAGACCTGAAAGGAATGCTCGGACAATATACAGAGGCTGTTTCTTATGAAGAGCCTCAGCCACAGGCGGTTATGCCTAATTACCAATCTGATGTGAATAACACAGGTGAGGAACGAAGCATGACTTCTCAGGAGCTTGAATCTCTTATTGCTAACCGTACCCGGCTTGAAATTGAAAAGGAAAAAACCATCAATAAAATCAATACTGAGGCGGCAGAAGCTCTGAAAACATACCCACAACTTGATAAGAATAGCGATAGTTTCGATCCTGAGCTGAATGCGGCAGTAACTGAGGCGGTATTTAATGCCGTAAGGCAAAATCCTACCCAATCGGTTAAGAAGCTGACTGATAAGTACATGAAGCCGTACCTAAAGTCAGTTGAGTCCGCAGTCGGAGAAAAACAACAGGAATTAGCTAAGGCAGCAGTTGATGCTGCACTCCGTCCGACCGGTACTGTCTCAAAGGCTGAGAAATCGGTTGATGAGATGAGTATCGAGGAGATTGAAGCTAAGTATGGTACGGTGCGTTAATAATTTAAGTTAAAAAAAATGGCAGCCGAAACGACCACAACGCTCTCAAATGAGATGATGACTCTGTATTCAAAAGTGTTTCTGAAAAGAAACGAATTTGAACAGGTCTATGAGGAGGGTTTGCAAAAACAATCCCGATCTCAAAATGAGGGTAAAACAATCGTATTCAATCGCTATTCTCCCTTAGCCGTCGCAACGACACCTTTGACCGAAAGTGAAGATCCTTCAGAAGTATCTCTTACTTCTGCAACGGTATCAGCAACTCTTTCAGAGTATGGAACTAAAGTCAAAATCAGTCGATTCCTTTCCCTCACATCAGTTGATGTGAACAACAAGGAAAAGATTGCAGTCGTAGGACAGAATATGAGAGAAACGATGGATACTCTAGTTAGAAACGAACTTGACAATGGAACAGCATATTTAGCAAATGCAAAAGGTGCAGTATCAGATCTTGCAGCTTCAGATGTCATAAGTGCGGCAAATATCCGCAAAATGGCACGAACAATGGAAGCGGCCTATACACGTAAATATGCAGATGGAATGTTCGTTTGGAAAGTAACCCCTTATGTGAAAGCTGACCTGGTTGCAGATTCAACTTGGATCAATGCAAAAACCTACTCTGATGTAAAAGACCTTTACAGAGGAGAGATGGGTGAATTGTATGGATTCAGATTCCTGCTTTCAGCAAATGCAAAAACCACATCTTCTACTGTAACTGTATATCACACATATGCACACGGTGCTGATGCGGTTGGTTCATACAACTTAGACGGTGATCCTCCAAAGTTATACATAGTCCCTCACACTCAAATCGATAGTGGAAACGCTACCGGTAGATTTAGCCTTGCCTCATGGGCGGGTTCGTATGTAGTGAAAGGGCTTGTGTCAGCTTGGTTTTACGTTGCTAAGTTTGGTGCAACTGCTTAAACATAAGCTACTCTGGGGGCAAGGCAACTTGCCCTCAGAAAGATTATGTTAGATCCAGATGCAAGAGAAACATTAAGACTGATAGGAGAAATGGAGCAACACGCTTCTCCTTCACTAAGACGAAAGTTGGAGTTTGTTGCAAAAAATATATCAAGACCAAGCGCAAAGATAAGGGACATGCGAGAAGCACTTATTAGAGCAAAAAAAAATCAGGATCTCGGCGAAATCAAAGACATAGAAGATTGGGCTTTTTCACATAGCGGTTATCAACATTCAAATTACGAGAAACATGGCTAGTGTAACCTTCAGAAGTGAAGTTGTGCCTGAGAAAGTGGCATCTGTAGCACCCGAGAAAGCACCTGAAAAGGTTACAACGGGTAATGTATCGGTTAAGTTGCCTTTTTCAAGCTATGAAAGTGAGAATACTGTACCCTATACGGCTGAGTATTTTGGATTAAAGGATATTTACCATGAACCAGGTGCTTTGTTTAACGAGGAAATAGAGAAAATTGATGAATATTTTAGAAACAGAGTAAAACGGGGACAGATGGTAGATGACATAGATATGGTTAGGGACAAGATTAAGCATATTGAAAAGATAATAGGTTGTGATAAGTCAGAGCGATCCATAGTTCGATTGGCAAAAGTAGCGGCTTATATAGATTTTTTACGGAAAACAGACAATATCAATTTAGAGAACGCAAAATATGGCTAATCCAAACAGACAAGCAAAGCCTGATACAGCAAGAAGTGAGCAAAATATACAAAATAAGTCGTTTGATGAGGAATTTCAAGTATCGGCGATAGAACAGCTTACTTATAATCCGGTAACTAATACATTAGAACGTGTTTCAGGTATTCAGGGCAACGCTTCCCTCACCATTTCCAATACAGACACCGTAGTCGCCTCAACTACAGTCCTTACCAAAACTATCGGCTCGGATAGTTACGAAAAAACCATATCTTATAACGCTGGTGGAGATGTAGTATCAGTTTCCGCTTGGGTAACAGTCTAATTATAATAATTAAATTAAATGAAGATAGGTTTGTGGTGGTTGATGGAGAAATGAGTATATAGACCGTTATAAAGGAAGTTGGGGAGATCAGCCATTATGAATGTAGTCGGATTTGAGCTTAACTATAATTATCGGGATGATAAAGGACAGCTTCACGAAAGGACATCGGCCGTTGATTACTTTCGAGTTGTACAGCCGCTTTTATACTTAAAAAAGAATACAGACTGGAATATCGAGATAAGACGTGATCCCTTTATAAATGGGGACAAGAACTGGAAGGATATAACTAATAAGTTTGATATTATCTTTTCAGGATATAATATAGCAAAGGAGGCGGCATATATAAGCATACGGGTACACGGAATGCGAAATAATTGCAATCTTGTACTTGATTTGGATGATAATATATGGGAGATTGACGAAAGTAATCCTGTGTATGAGCGGCTTCATCCCGGAACTAAAGACCATGACAGGGTTGAGGCGATACTTAAAGACGTTCCCCACTTGATCTGCACACAACCTTTTCTTTTAGACAGGATAGTACACTACACAAAACGTATTGGTTCGATGACTCACTCGATAGGAAATAGTATTGATCTTGATTTATATAATCCTGATCCTCACGTAGAAGATGACAAGATTGTAATAGTCTATTCAGGTTCACATACCCATTTTCTCGATATCAACTTCCCCCCGTTTGTAAAAGCCATGCACAGAATACTGAATGAGTATAAAAACGTACACTTCTGGGCTATTGGTATGATGACGAATATATTTGCCAATTATGGAGAAAGATATAGATATATTCCAGGACACTCTGACTTTATGGAGTATATTAAGCTCTGGAAGAAGGAAATATCAATGGCTGATATAGCGGTTGCTCCCCTTCATACGTCTAATTTCTCAAAATCTAAGTCATCTTTAAAGTTTCTTGAGTATTCTGCTGCAAAACTACCAACAATTACCTCAAATGTCTATCCATATAGAAGAGAACGCAATTCTGACATTATTTTTGCTCAAAATGAAGAAGAATGGTATAAAAATCTTAAAGATTTAGTAGAAAATGAGCAAAAACGTAAGAAAATAGGAGAAAATAACTATAACTATGTCAAAAATAAACGAAATATCTCTAAAAATTGGATAAAATATAAAGAATTGTTTGAAAACATAGTTAAAAATATGAAAGATTAGACATTTTTTCCTCTTGACAACATAGTTTTACATAGTATAATGGGGGTAGGTCTTGCTACAAGATACGTGGTAGTAAACCGCCTTTAGTTATTTTTGTGAATAACAGAAGTAACAAGAGGCGGATTTTTTGTAGGTTAAAAGCTCTTTAACAGGTTTCTTGTTCGGTAGCTGAGGGTTATTTTCCTTAACTCTCGGTGGTGAAGATATTAAAGTAGCGGCCGCTACCCTACCCTTATACCTTCAGCTACTGACTAAGAAGCGTGAGCTTAATAAGTCGGGAGGCAGAGTGCTCGTCTCAATCTTTCCTCGCAAGAGGTTCGCCAACTAAAAGGAATTTCCACAAGAGCCCCAAAACGACAACTCATTCAAACGCATGACGAACTCCACCTACCTGATAGGGAACAACTTCAGGAGGGAGGGCAAGACATGAATGCGGAGAATAGATTGAAGTAGAGGGAGGGTAGGTAGTATATTCACCCCCATAGCCCGGAGGGCTTATAAGGAGGTAGCTCTTTTTATTAGTTTTATTTCAATAATATGGCAAGTAAAGGTCAATGGAACATCTTTGGAGTTAATATACCAGATTATGGTTTGTCGGAGAAAGTATTTTCTCCCGGTCAATCAGTTGGTGGTTTACCATTATATAATCCACAGGTTAATTATGATAAGGGATTATCTTCTTCTGGTTTTTCAAGTGGGTTTTCAAGTGGAACATCACAAAATCCTACATCAACAAGCCCTTCGTCTGGTGGCGGTGGTGGAGGATCATGGGGCTCACCAAATACAAGCCCAAATACAAGCTCAAATAATGGAGGCCAACCCCCAAACCCATATACCACATATATAAATGGTAAAAAACTTGCAGATGCAATTAAAGATGGAGAATTAGACCAATGGGGCAACCCAGTCGGTAGCGGTGGAGGTGGAGTAGACTATTCAGCTCAAGCCCGTAATGAAATCAACTCAGGATATGATAACTACTTTAGAGAACTAGACAATATGATGGGAGAATTACCCGGACAAGCTGAAGCTCAAAAAGGAATTACTACCAATTCATACAATCAAGGAGTATCAGACATAGGATTACAAAAACAATCCTCACTGGGCGATCTTAATACCCAAAGTCGAAAGAATACCGAACAACAGGTTAAGGGACTGCGTGATATTGCCGAAAATATAGGCAATCTTATGCGTACAGGTCAGGTAACACTTGGTACACGAGGCGCTGGAGACTCAAGTGCTGCCAATATGTACTCTTATGCTTTAACCAAAATGGGAAGTAAACAGCGTGCAGGAGTACTTGAGCAAACAAGATCAATAGAAAATGATATACAAGATAGAGTATCAAAGCTAAACAATGTAGTTACACAAGAAATGGGTAAACTTAAAACAAACTATGATAATGCTGTTCTTGGTATAACTCAATGGCTTGGAGAACAGCAAAACGCAATAAGACAGGCTAAGGCACAGGGACAGCTACAAAAAGGGCAATCTTTAGCCAATCTATCAACGCAGTTATTACAACAGGCAACACAGGCTCTTATGCAGGCTAAAGCTGAGGTATCAAATAGACGGTCAATGCTTGAACAATGGGCTATGAACAATGCAAAAGATATTCAAACATTAAGAAGTAACCTAGCTGAGGTATCAAACTATACAGCAGCAAATGTAACTCCTAGACAGATAAATGGAATACCGACATTTGACGCTCAAGGAAACATGAGTGCGCCATTTTATCCAGGAATAGGTTACGGAACAACTAAAGAAGAACAAAAACCTAAGTATCTATCTCAATTATCAAATTATATAGGTTAAATAACCACTTATGGACAACCTTTTAGATAAAGTTAAAAGGTTGCTTGGCGGTGGCCAACAGCCTAAGTTTTTGAGTGATATCGGTAATGCGGTTAAACAAGGATATCAGTCCTATTCAAACACATATCAAAAAGTATCACCATATATTCCTTTTGCTCCACAATATTCCACTCCTCAACAGATACAGCAGAATAAACAGGGAATTAAAACCGCAGTTTCAGAATTTGTAACAGGATTTAATCAGGCTCCTGCATCTCAACCATATCAGTATGAACAACATCCAATGCGTACATTAGGACAATTTTTAGGAGCAGGTTCTCCAGGTTTTAACTCTGCTTTAAATACAGGAAAAGGAATAGTGTCAATGGTTCCTAAAGCTATAAATTTTGCAAGAGACTGGAAGTTTATCGGTGGCGTGAATGAACAAAATCAACAAAATACAGAAAAATACATCCAAAATACACCGATATATAAAAAAAATCCTGCACTTGCAGACGCATATAGAACCTCAATGAATTATTTAGTAGGAGGAATTACAATGGGAGGCCGACCTTCGGGGAACAGTTTTACAAAGGAACAAATAGAAACAGTAAGAAAAGGTTTTAGTCCTGAAGTGAGAAATCTTGTCGGTAAATTTGCACAAATAGTTGAAGATAATCCAAATGCTAACCGTAAGAATTTGGGGGAATTGGGTGAATATATCCAATCACTTGGTGAAGCCGTGTTTGGAAAAGAAGCATCAAATCTAACCAACAAACAGCTTAAAAATGCTTTGGATCTAATAATGCAACAGGCAGATAGAGGTCCAGGACTCGGTGAGTTTACTTATGGTCTTGCAACAAAAAACGCAAGAGAAGAAGGTAAAAACAATCTAGAGGAGTTTGTGAAGGCACACGGAACACAAAAAATAGAAGTTAGAGATAAAAGCGGATTAAAACTACAAGACCCCTATACCGCCGAATACTTGCCTACAAATTCGGACGGAACAATAACTCTTTATCACTCCACAACAAAAGAAAGTGCAGAAAAAATAAAGCAATCTGGCATATTTGGTTCAAAAACGGAAGGTGGAGATATTTACTTCACAACCAACAAAAAAGGATATGGCGGTATTGGAAAAGATAAAGATGTTGTATTGGCTTTTAATGTTGACCCCAAAAAAGTAAAATTTGACGATATCTATCGTGGCGAATTACACTTAAAAGGAAATAATACTGATATTGGAGGAATAAAACCAGTCCAAATCAAAACCAAATCCCAACTCACTGATATATGGAATAAAGCACAGCCCACCATTAAGATAAAAGGGGAGGAGGGAAAAGGGATAGAAGCGAAAGCACTTGATTATTATAACGCTAATAAAGAGAATCTCGTTAATGAGTATATCAAGCGTAATGGAAATGTTGTAAATCCTGATATGGCCAAGGATTTATTTAAACCAATTGGATACAACTATACAAACGCAAAAGAGGTTCATGAGCCTTCTTCTCAACTTGCCAAAAAAGTATACACTCAATTACTAGAAACAAGAAAAGGAACTGGTAATAATGAGATTCTATTTACGGCGGGTGGTTCTGGAGTAGGGAAAACATCGGCAATTAAAGAAATATTAGACGGAGAAATAAATGATTTCTCAATAATTTATGATTCTAATTTATCAAATTATGAAAGTGCAGTAAAAAAAATAAATCAGGCGTTACAAAAAGGGTATAAGCCTTCAATAGTTTATGTTTATCGAGATCCGTTAAAAGCATGGGGAGAAGGAGTAATGGTAAGAAGTGCAAGGGGTGAAAGGCATGTTCCCTTAGATGTGCATATCCAACTACATAATTCAAGCAAAGAAACAATTAAGAAATTAAATGAAAAGTTTGGCAGTGATATAAATATCACCATAATTGACAATAGTGGACCTAAAAGACAAGCAAAGATCGTTCCTATTGATTTTCTTAATAATATAAGTTATAATAAGGGTGAGATTAGGAGACAATTATATGAAATCACAAATCAAGCAATCACAGAAGGTAAAATCTCAACAGAACAAGTCCCAGAATATCAAGAACTCCAAAAAATCTACGGGAAAAATCTTCCTAGAAGCCCTGAACAGAATCAAGTAAAACAACTCACCGATATATGGAATAAAGCACAATCCACTAAAGGAGTAGACCCCCTTATCCAAGAAGCAAGGAAGTATAAGAGTGCAGAGGAGTTACCCGATACATATTTTCATGCTACTAATAAGCCAGATGAAGTTTTAAAAAGTGGATATATTAAAAGTGGCTGGGGTCGGGGAAATTTCTCAAAGGGAGATGTTTTCGTTAAACCGCCAAAAGGCAAAGATTTACAAGTAGTTTTTGGAACAACAAGAGAAAATGTTGCAAGTGAAGGGAGGGTGGGATTTGGAGGATTTAAAATAACATCCAACATGAACGACTTGCCTCTAAATAAAACAAGAGTATTTTTACGAAATAGCAAGGGAGAATTATTAGATGTAACGGAAGCATATAAAAGCGGAGCAACCACCAAATCCCAACTCATAGATAAATGGAATAAATCCCAATCCACAGGGGGAGTATTAAAAATAAAACCAAACCTTACCCCTGAACAAATACAGGCAAAAAAGAAACTACCTAGAATAATGTATACGGTAAATAAAACTAAGGCTGAGGGGATACCAGAAGTTAAACCAAGAACTACACTACTTAAAAAGGCTGAGGAATTAAGAAGGGTAGGATATCAAATAAGATATGAAGATCAAATGGCAAATGATGCAATCCTTTCACAAATAGAACAATTAAGTAAAAATGACTTACAAGACCTTTCATCTTTACGGAAAATGGTAAACAGCAAAGCAGGACAAGAAGGAGACATTGAAACCTTATACACTAAGAACGCAAAACTTGTAGATAGAGTTTTAAATAGGATGCGTGAAATAACAAATGATTATGAGGGAAATATAAATAGGACAGATGTGGAATTATTAGACATAGCGCTATCATTACCTTCAAAGTCAAAAGCTACTATACCGCTTCCCATTGAACTGAAACAAGCAAAAGAACTTGAAAAACAAGCAAAGGGAATGAGAGATATTGTCTATAATGCTGAACCAAAACTAAAAATACAATCACCCCAACAAAGAGCAGAAGCTGATTTTAAGGAATGGTCAAGAATGGTTTTTAAGGATACTGTATCAAACGAAAAGCAACAGGTTAAATCAGGCATTAAAAGTGTTGGTGAGATTATTGAACAACAAACACAAAAAGGATTACAAGGAAAATATGTATCGAATAAAAAAGGAAACATTGTTATTGATAAGGCTGGTAGAGCTTTAGATAAAGATATAATGGATAGAGCCGAATTGTGGAAGGATAAAGCAAGACCACTGCTCTCAAGAGAAACAATAGAGCGTAATTTCGAGGACATAATGGGCAAAGATGCTCCAGAGATGAAAGAACGATTTATAGCTCCTGTTAAAAAAGCAGAGGCAGATCGTATTAGATGGCTAAATAGGGAAAGAAGAGAAATAAGCTCACTAGGAATAAAGGCACGAAGCGTTGAGTCTAAATTACTTCAGCGATTAGGAGAAAACAAAATAAACAGAAGTGATGTAGTTGCTAAGGTCGGTGAGGTAAAAACACAGCAAATTGAGAGGGCAATAAATGTTATTAGAGGAAAGTATGATACTTACTTAAATGATATAAACCGAGTATTAAAACAAAATGGTTATGATCCTATACCAAAAAGAAAAGATTACTTTACTCACTTTCAGGAAGTAACAAATCTGCTTGAACAGGTTGGTATTCCAGTACGTGATACTGCACTCCCAACGGATGTTAATGGACTTACCGCAGACTTTAAACCGGGTAAAAACTTCTTTGCTAATGCACTACAGAGAAAAACAGATGTGACTGACTTTGATGCTATTCAGGGAATAGACAAATATATCGAAGGTGCTTCAAAACAGATATATCATACAGACAATATCCAAAACTTACGATTGCTTGAAAAATCAATACGTGCAAAGTTTGCAGGGACACAACATCTTACTAACTTTGTTGCAGATTTAACAGAATATATAAATAACCTTGCGGGTAAGAAATCAATGCTTGATAGATCAGCAGAAGGCTTTTTTGGCAGAAAAATATATGCATTTGCAACAGGATTACAAAGAAAGGTTGGTGCTAATATGGTTGCTGCAAATGTATCATCCGCCCTTACAAACTATATTCCATTTACTCAATCACTTGCAACAACAGACAAGCCATCATTTATAAAAGGAATGGCACAAACCATATCGGGTATGTTAAAAGATGATGGATTTATTGATAGATCCGACTTTTTAACAAGACGTATTGGATCTGACAGAATATCAATGAATATATGGGAAAAGGCAGGAGATAAAGCATCGTGGTTGTTTAAGGCTATTGATAATTTTACTGCACAAACAATCGTTAGAAGCAAGTTTAATGAGGGTATTAAAAAAGGACTATCGCCAGTACAAGCCATGAAACGTGCAGATGACTGGGCGGCAAGGATGATGGCAGATCGCTCTCTTGGATCAACCCCTACAATGTTTAATTCACAGACACTTCGGGCATTAACTATGTTTCAGCTTGAAGTGAATAATCAGTTATCATTCATGGCAAAGGATATTCCAAGAAACTTTAGTAAGATAGGTGCTGCATCGGCTATCGGTCAACTATTCCTTTATTCTTACATATTTAACAATATATACGAGAAGATTACAAGTAGAAGACCTGCATTTGATCCGGTAGGAGTAGCACAACAAGCATATGAGGATTATATAAATCCTAATATGAAGAAAGGTAGGGCTACACAAAACCTTGTACAAAATATAGGAGATCAGTTACCATTCAGTTCAACATTTACTGGTGGAAGAATACCGATTGGAGCTGCCATTCCTGATGTTCCAGCTTTAATCAGGGGTGAGGCAAACTTAGGAAAAGAGTTTACAAAACCACTTACTTATTTACTTCCTCCCTTTGGTGGCGGACAGGTAAAAAAGAGTGTTGAAGGTGTTACATCATATAATCAAGGATATACTACTTCTCCATCTGGAAGGATACGTTTTGTTATTCCTCAAAATGCAGGGAATAGAATTAAAACGACACTTTTTGGTCCAAACTCCGTACAAGAAGCACAGAAATACTTTAGGGAAGGTACGAATGTTCTTGGAGAAAAACAGACACAAAAGGTAATAGACGCACAGGATAAAGTATCAGAATACAATACCATATTGCAAAAAAGGCATGATGATAGACAGCTTGAAAGTGTTAAAGAGCAGGTAAAAAACAATAATAGTGTTGGAAGTTATAAAAACTTTATTGTAATTCCAACCAGTGATGGTAAAACAAAAACAATAGACCTTAACTTTCAACCCAAAGCTCCTCAACTTACAGGAAATACCGAGCTTGACAAAAAGTTAGTATCTAAGTATAAAGGTCAAATCACGAGTAAAGCCAATGACATACTTGATTTGTATGAGGCAGGTAAAATGACAGCAGATGAAGCAGAAAAAGCTATTGCAAAACTTAAAAGTATGACATCTAAGTATTCAGGTGCAAAAGCTAAGGCGGTTAAAAAGGTATCAGTTAAACTTTTGAAAGCTCCCAAAATTAAAACTATCAAGATTAAAGCGCCCAAACTTGCTAAAGTAAAGAAAATCAAAATGCCTAAAATAGTGTTGAAAAAAGATAATCAAAAGAGTATTATAAGGATTAAGGTATAGCCCGTGCTGCACAAGTGAGCAGTAAGGCCGAGTTACTTAACGAAAAATCGTTAGGTGTCTCGGCCTTTTTTTGTGGCTAAAATTATTTTTACAACTATGCAAGAAACTGACATTATAGAGGCGATATACGCAGCTTACGAGAATGACAATGATACATGGGACTCTACATCAGCAGAATATCTTACTGCCCGGATACTTGCCAATATGGCAATCAAAAGATGGGCGAAACTTGAAGGGGTGAGATGGAACGAGTTATATAAAGAGTTAGCAGATGCAACAGATGGCGATAAAACAACCCTCGCAGGAGACGCTTCATACGGTTGTCCGTCAGATATGATGATACCTCCACAGGTAGGAGAGTATGTTGGCATAGGGGGAACAACTTATGTTATTGAGCCTATTTCAAGACTTCCGCAACTTAAAGAATCAGAAACTAATTTTGTTTACTTTGTCGGAAACGAGAAAGACGGGTTTGATATGAAGGTCAATTCAAATGTCAATCTTACCACAGGGGCAACTATTTCTTACGGATACTGGAAAAAGCCAACCCATCTATCAACGGGAACATCAGAAAACGAAATGAAGGATCCTATGTTTATTGTTCATTATGTTCTATCAAGATTTTATAAATCCGATGGTTTATTAACTGAATCAAATCAGGAAATGCAGGTTGCAGAAGGCCTACTTGATCAAATGAGAACTGAAAATACTGAAGTTATCGGTGATGAATTAGACATTAACGATGCTGGTTTTGGAGAATTATGAAATTTGATTTTAGAGGGGGAACTACCTCTCAAAACAAGACGGAGTTTGAGATAAAAGACTATCGAGGCGGAGTCAATCGGCTTCTTCAGGAGGCTTCACTTGCCTTTAATGAGGCAAAAGAAGCGACTAATCTTATGTTGGTTGATGATGGAAAGTGGAAGCCGAGATGGGGAACTGACTACTATGGATCAACCCTCCCATCAACGATTGATGGGGCTGCTGAGTATGTAAATAATGACGGAACTACCGAGCTTATCGCTATTTCAAATGGAAAAGCATATAGTTCAACCAATGGTGGGACGTGGACGGAGGTTACAGGTGCTACGTTCACAGCGGGTACTCAGTGTTTTTTTATGCAGATATCAGGATATTTATATATAGCAAACGGAACTGATAACTTAGCCAGATATAATGGATCGGTTCTTACAACCTATTCTTCCCTTTCAGCTCCAACCGGATTAGTCGGTACACGGACAGGGTTAGCATCGGGGACGTTTACTATGTATGCACAGGTTACTGCAGTAAATGAGATTGGAGAGACTGTCGGATCAACAGAGGCTTCCGTATCAATCAACAAACCCCGTGATCAGTGGGCGGCAAGTGAGTATATAACTTGGAATTGGGATACAGTATCTGATGCAACAGCATATCAATTATATATATCTGAAACAACAGGATATGAGGCATTGCTTGACTCTTCCTCTGCTAATCAATATATGGACGACGGGACAAAAGAGATTAACGTATATGTTGAACCTCCTTTATCAAATACAACTGCTGCTCCTAAGTTTAAGTCAATGACTGTATCGGGAAACAGAATATGGGCGACAAATGATCCGAGTAATCCGTATATTGTGTATTTTTCAGGTACAGGAACAGCAATAGGTAAGTTTTCAGACTTTTATGGTGGTGGATGGGTTGCCTTAGAGCGTGGAGGTCGTGAGCGTCCTAAAGCTGTTATTCATTATCAATCAGGACAGGGTGATGGCCGATCTACCATACTCTGTTCAACTCCTGAAGGGAAAGGTGCTGTATGGCAGATCTCAATAACTTCCGCAACTGTCGGGGATACTTCATTTTCTATTCCAAATGCCACAAAGGTAGTTGGATCATTCGGAACTGACTCACAGCTTTCAGTAACATCAGATAACAACAATATATGGTTTTTCAATAGACGTGGTATGTACACACTTGGACCAGAAAAAAACTATTATGGTATCTTGCGTACAAACGAGCTTTCGTCCCGTATTAGACCGTATATAAGAGGGCTTGTCGGATCTGCAATAGATAGTGTTTGTGCATATTTTTATGATGCTAAGGTCTTTTTTTCAGTACCGACAACGGGTACGTCGAATAATAGAATAATCTACTATGATACTGAGCGTATGTGTTGGGTAGTTGATTGGTCAATAGGTGCAAAACAGTTTCTTGAATATACAGACTCATCAAAAACAACACACTTTTTATATGTCCCAACATCAGGGGAAAAACTGATTGAAATGTCATCGTCTATTGCGGGAGATTTAGGAGCTTCTTTTTCAACAACATATACATCGGGAAGATGGTCATTAAACAAGTTTTGGAAGGATTTTTTGAAACTAAAAAAGGTGTTCATAAAACTTGGTTCTCCAAGAGGAGAGATTAACTTTGAAGTATTAGGTTCGGGAAAGTCAACGGGGTTTGTATCTTTGGGTTCAGCAACCATTACTCCTCAATACTCAATGACAGGAATGGGGTTTGATGTAATGGGTGAGGTTCAGATGGGAGATACACTTGGAGTTCCGACATTTTTTTCCGACTCTGCTGATCCGAGATATATAAAAATAAATAAAAAACTTAAAGATGTACAGGTTCGTATAACAACTCAATCAACAGACGCAGATTATACATTACAGTCAATGATTTTCTCAGGAAATCAAATCAAAGTCAACCCACCGTCAAGTTGGCGTGTTGGAAACTAATTATGAAACATTATTTATTTTTATACTAATATGGCTGCATCAGCATCAGACTTGCTAAAAAAATATAAAAGTCTTTTTTCAACAACTTTAACAACAGGAATTGGTACAGGAACGGGAGATACAATTACCCCTGCTACTGTTACTGGGCTTCCAACTGATACAGGAATTACGCTTACATTTGACCGTGTAGATAGTGGTGGAACGTCTTTAGGCTCTAAAATAGAACGTATTACAGGAGTGGTATCGGGTGGGAACATAGCTTCTTATGTGCGTGGTAAAGACTCAACAACTGAACAAGCTCATTCAGGAGGAGCCGTTATCGAGATGGTGTGGAATGCTCAAGATTGGAACGATATGGTTGACTGGGGGTTAACAGAACATAATCAAGATGGAACACACAAGAGTGCGCTTGTGACAACCCTTAAAGCAAGCGGATCAGATGTAAATACGGGAACCAGTGATCTAAAGATCGTGACGCCAAAAGCGATTGCTGATAGTAATCTTGCAAAAACGTTTTCTGTTGCAACGACTCATGCTCAAGTGGCAACTCCCAGTAATCCTTCAAGCGGATATAACAAACTATATTTTAAGAGTGATGATAATGCCTATAGGCTTACAAGTGCTGGAACTGAAACATGTATTACAGCTAAGCCAACTACTGTATGTATTCAAGTAGTTGACGGAGCAACGGATACAGCAACAGGAGATGGAAAGGCTTACTTTACTATTCCTGAAGAATTGAATGGAATGAATTTGGTCGGAGTTCATGCACGGGTAGTAACAGCAGGAACAACAGGAACAACAGATATTCAGATTGCAAACGTAACCGACTCAGTAGATATGCTTTCAACCAAACTCACTATTGACTCAGGGGAAACAGGTTCAGACACAGCGGCAACACCTGCGGTAATTGATACCACAAAAGATGATGTTGCAACTAATGATTTACTTCGTATTGATTGTGATGCCGTTGCGACAACAGCAGCTAAAGGGTTAGTAGTTAGATTGCGCTTTGCGCTTCCATAAGATATGGCAGTAGATGATTCCTATACAAAAAGCCTTCTTCATTTTAATGGTGATGATGCTTCTACTACCTTTACTGATGAAAGTGGTAAGACATGGACTGCTGGTGGAAATGCCCAACTTGACACAGCTCAAAAAAAGTTTGGTACTGCATCAGGATTGCTTGATGGTACGGGAGATTATATAGATACTCCCGATACGGCAGACCATGAACCTGCGGCAGGAGATTTTACGGTTGACCATTGGATTCGTTTTAATTCAATAGCATCAACTCAATCTCAATGGGCAAGAAGAACGGCTGAAAACGCAGATGGTTCTGGTAATCAAAAAGATTTTTTTGGTATTTTTTGGAATACCGATAATACACTTCATTTTGATAGTATTGTTAATGACACAGAGAAGGGAAGATATTATTGTTCGTGGACTCCCTCAACTGGTGTCTGGTATCATCTTGCCTTTGTGAGAAATGGAAGTAATTTCTATATTTTTATTGATGGTGTCTCTCAAACTCTTACAACTACAGTAGCAATAAGCACAAATGATTTAACCTTTGCTGGACCATATCAAGCACAAGATAAACTTACAATAGGAAGATATGGAAATTATGACGGATTTTATTTCAACGGTTGGATAGACGAATTCCGCTTCTCAAAAGGCATAGCACGATGGACAAGTAATTTTACCCCTCCTACAATGGAATACCCAATTATTACAAGTATTGGTTCTAAAATTATCAACTTTATATGAAAAGAGAAGAAACAACTATTCCAAACATAGAGTTTGAGACAGCAGTTGGGCGTTTTGGTACACAGCGCTCTCCTATTGATTTGATCGTTCTTCATT